TGACGGTGCTGACGGTGCTGACGGTGCTGACGGCAAAGATGCTACTGAATGCACTGTGTCTGTTAGAACCAATGGGTTTGCTACCTACGATGGTAGTAGTCGTATATACAAGACTTGTGGTGCACCTGTGAGTAATCCTCAGTATGCAAGAGATGCTGATGGAAGATACTTGTGTGTAAGTATGGATGCTGTTAGTCAGAATATTTATATAAGTACTGACCCGTCTGCTAGCTCTTGGGAATCAATTAGACCTTCAGTTAATACAGCTATTACAGGCATAGCGTACTCTAAGGCACTTGGATATTATATTGTTACCTACAATGGTACAGTGTACCGTTCGGATAGTTTAGATGCGGCTACTTTTTGGAATCCTTTGACTGTGAATACTGACAATATTGATAGTGTACCTAAAAAGCTTATCAGTGCAGGTGAAGACATCTATATTTTATGTGACACTGGCGAATTGGTTAAGGTACATCCAAGAAATCCATCAGTAGCTGACACTACCGGTGCTGCATATGCTGATGCGACTGATGCAACAGTCGTGCATGACTTTTTCATATTTCAGGGAAGTAGTATGGCTAATGCAGCAATTTATTCAGGACATGAACCACTTGAGAAAACACTTGAAGACGGTAGTTCAGTGGAAGTTTCTAAGATTGTGCATTGTAACGGGTACTTGTTTGGCTTCAGTGTAAATGGCGGATTGTACATGGCAAATGCTAGGTACAGTGAAGAAATGCATATGTCTAATTGGGTTGACCTAGGTAGCATTCCATTTATGTACTATAATGGAAGTGAGTACATGCATGATAATTTAGTGGATATTTTTAACGTTAACAATGAGCTCTATATTGTTGGAAGCTATAACATGTACCTTCTTAATAGCGACTTTACTGTTACCGCGTTAAGTGAAGAACAAATGATGTTAAATCCTGACATTACGTACTCTGCAGCTATTAGTACAGATAATGGCTTTATGTACAAGACTAAAAACCATGAGGTGTTCTTGTTTATGTACAGAACTGAAGAATTGGATATTGCAACAGCAATACAAAAGCTATATAGCAAGATTGTATAAGGAGATTATAAATGAGTCGAACAACTAGAATGAGAGGAAAGTTCGATGTAACTGAACGCATAGATGCTGCAGGTCTTAGACGTAAGACCTGCGCATTCTGTGGTGAAGAGAAGTTCATCGGAGACTTTCCAAAGAATGGTGTAGATGCAGAAGGCAACTACAGATACCGTGATGATTGTAAGACATGTTACAACATCCGTAGACGAGAAAATCGAACAAAGAAGAAACACACTGACTTTATTGGTGGCCAAAAAAGACGCGGCGAGGAGAATCCAGAATTCTCACATCAAGAGTGGAAGGAGTGTGTGATATTCTTCGGTGGTGAATGCGCATATTGTGGATGCACGCCAAGAAAGGGACAGCGTTTAACGCGAGACCATATCGAGCCTGTTAGTGCCGGCGGACGCACCGTGCAGAGTAATATTGTACCTGCGTGTAGTTCATGTAACAGCTCTAAGGGTGCTGAGGACTTTAAAGAATGGTTTATGAAGCAGGCCTTTTTCAGTCAAGAAAGACTGAATAAAATATTCAAATGGCGTTCTATAATGAGACAAGTCGAGGAGGTGAGTAAGAATGAAGATTGATTGGAAGAGAAAGTTAACTAGCAGAAAGTTTTGGTTAGCCATCATAGGTTTCGTTACACCTACACTGCTTGCTTTTGGTGTTGCTGAGGCAGTAGCAACGCAGGTTGCAGAAATTATCATGGCTGGTGGTGTGCTTATTGCATACATCATTGGCGAGGGTATGGCTGATGCAGCAAATGCTAATACTGGCATATTAGAGGAAGCTGTATATGACACAGACGTATACTTAGATGAAGATGAAGAAGAGTAATAGCAAGTACTGGCAGAGTAATCTGCCAGTATCTTTTAGTCGAAAGGAGCATAAATATGGATTTGGGCAACGTTGATTTGCAATCTTTGCAAGGACTGCTTACGCCAAGATTAACTAAATATGTGCCATATGACCCAACTCCAAAGCAACGTGCATTCTTACTTATGAATGACACTAAGGAAATTCTTTATGGAGGAGCAGCTGGTGGAGGTAAGTCGGTAGCCCAGCTGATGGCTGCTTTACAATTTGTAGATGTACCTGGATATTCAGCAATTCTTTTTCGTAAGACATATGCTGACTTATCATTACCAGGTGCCTTAATAGATATGTCTAAGCAATGGCTTATGCCATTTGTAGAAAGCAGAGAGATTAGATGGTCTGAGAAAGAGAAAAGATATGAGTTTCCATCTGGAGCATCACTTAGTTTCGGTTATCTAGAGTCTGCTAATGACTGTTATAGATACCAAGGAGCTGAGTTCCAATACATAGGTATGGACGAGGTAACACATATTGACCCATCAAATTATCGGTATCTATTCTCTCGTCTGCGTAAACCAAAGTCTCTACAAGTACCATTGCGGTTTAGAGCAACAGCTAACCCTGGTGGTGCATTTGGAGAGTACTACTACCAGAGATTCTTTGTAGAGGGCAAAGACGCTGGTCGTATATTTATAGGTGCTGGTATTGATGATAATCCGTACCTTGATGCAGAGGCATATAAAGAGTCACTTGCTGAGCTTGACCCAATAGAACGTGAGAGACTGTTAAATGGTAACTGGGAGATTAAAGCTTCTGGAGATATGTTTAACAGGCATTGGTTTCCTATTGTTCCATCAAGTGAGGTGCCTAACGGAACTAGATTTGTTAGATATTGGGATATGGCTGCTACAGACCCTAAAAAACGAAAGAGCAGAAATAAGCGTGACCCTGACTGGACTGTTGGATTTAAGCTTGGTATGTACCAAGGTATGTACTGGATAACAGATATTGTTAGAGTTCAAAAGACGCCAGGTGAGGTAGAAAAACTCATTAAGGACACTGCACGTGAAGATGGTTTTACATGTGCTATACGAATGGAGCAAGAGCCTGGTTCCTCTGGTGTCGCAGTTATTGAGAGATACCAGATGGATGTGCTACAAGGATATGACTTTCTTGGAGTATTATCCAGTGGTTCTAAGGTTGAACGAGCTAGAACAGCTTCATCTGCAGCACAAAGTGGTAAAGTATGCATTACGCATAATTGTAGAAACATGTTACCATTTCTTGATGAGTGTGACTTATTTCCATATGGTATACATGATGATACTGTTGATGGATTTTCTGGAGCATTTAATTACTTCAGACCAACTTCAGTTATGAGTGCACCAACAGGCCTTAAAAAGTCTGGTGGTAGTTATTGGACTAAATTTCGGAGGTGAAATAATTGGAAAGAATTAACTTTAAGCAACTTGGTGTATCTGGTCTTAGACGACAAGGCCCATATGTCTATGAAGAATTTTTACCTGAACTTCGCTGGCCTGGAGCTGGTAAGATATATCAAGAAATGAGTGACAATGATGCAGTTATTGGTGCTATATTGTATCTTGCTGAAATGCTTATTAGAGGAACTACATGGACTGTAGAACCTGCTAGCCAATCAGCGGCAGATATTGAAGCGGCTGAGTTCCTAGAAAGTTGTATGCATGATATGGATATGTCATGGGCTAATACAATTTGTGAGATACTTTCTATGCTTATATACGGTTTTAGTTTTCATGAGGAAGTGTATAAGATTCGTAGAGGTCCAAATGAGTCTAATGGTAAGTACAAGAGTAAGTATATAGATGGCCGTATAGGTTGGAGACGCTTACCTGTAAGAGCTCAAACGTCTTTACATGAATGGGAATTTAATGATGAAGGTGATGTAACTGCGTTTATTCAGTGTGCAGAGCCAGACTTCAATATTACACGTATTCCTATGTCAAAAGGCTTGCTATTCAGAACAAGAATCAGCAGAGATAATCCAGAAGGCAAGTCATTATTAAGAAATGCCTATCGTGCTTGGTTCTTTAAGAAGCACTTTGAAGAAATTGAAGGTATTGGTGTTGAACGTGACCTTGCTGGTTTACCTGTTATGACTGCACCAGAGAATATGGACTTATGGAATGAAGAAGACGACCGAATGAAAATTCTTAAGAGTAATGCTGAAGCGCTTGTAGCTTCTGTACGTAGGGATAGTGAGGAAGGTATTTTACTTCCTTACGGTTGGAAGTTAGAATTATTGTCTTCTGGTTCTAGCAGACAGATTGATATTGGTGAGACTATTGAGCGATATGACAATAGAATTGCTATTACAATGTTATCCGATATTATTCTTATTGGAAATAATAAGACCGGTTCGTTTGCATTAGCAGACACTAAGCAATCTATGCTTGCTGCTGCTTTACAGTCTCAGTTGCAGAATATTGCAGATGTATTCAATAGTAAGGCTATACCTGACTTGTTCCATTATAATAATTTTGAAGGTATTACAGACTTACCTAAGATTTGTCCAGGACAAATTCAAACGCCATCACTCAAGGAGCTTGCTCTTATCTTACGTGCTATGGGCTTAAATATCGCCGGTGATATGAAGCTTCAGAACTACTTACGTCATATCTTAGGCATGCCTTCATTGGATGAGAAAACCTTTGAAGATGTCTACCTTAAACAAAGTGCTGATAACACTAATAATGCGGGCGTTAATTCAGAAGGCACTGCGGGCGACGACTTCGACGATACCGTTGATAATGATTTTGAACAGAATGATGAAGCGTATACAGGAGGTGAATTATAATGGGATGCATAACAACTAATCAAGAAGTAACTACAAGACAGCATATAAATGTTTATAGGGATGACGGAGCATGTCAACGTATATGTCGTGAGGAATCTGTATACATCATGGAAGAAAAACCTGTCCATGACGACTGCATTGTAGATGTACTGTTTGACATTACAAAAGCAAAGGAAGATGAGTGTCTTGTTAGCGGCTGGGCTAATGTTGCAGTTAATGCAGATGGCTCGCTTCCATTAGATTGGCAAGATGATATTATCAGACCTGATGTATTAGAGAAAGCTGCTATAAACTTTATGATGGATTACAGAGGCAGTGGTGTAATGCATGAAGGTGAAGAGCAAGGCATAGTAGTTGAGTCTATTGTATTTACTAAAGAGAAACAGTCTATACTTGGTATACCGGAGGGCTGTGTACCAGAAGGTTGGTTTATTACTGTAAAGGTAACTAATCCAGAGGTCTTTAAAGCAGTTAAGGAAGGTAAGTACAGAATGTTCTCAATACAAGGTAACGCTAAAAGAGTTAAACTTTAGTGTTATATAAGCGAGCTGTTTGGCGTATAATAAAAATAAGGGGGTGAGGCTGCATGCCATATCTGCTTGAAGACCTGACTATCAATCGGGTTGATTTAGTCGATGAAGGAGCAAACTCTGCTGCTTTCATAGAACTCTATAAAAGAAAGGAGACAAGCGTAATGGACGTAAATGAAATCTTAAGCAAGATGAAACCTGAGCATTCACAAGTTATTCAGGAAGCTATCGATAAAGCTAATGAGGACCTTGCAAAGGCGAAGGAAGAACTTGCAACAGTTACAACCGAGCGCGATAATGTTGCTAAGGAACGTGATGATGCACAAGCTCAACTTGATGCGGCAAATGAAGACTTAGAGAATACAAAGTCAGAACTTGAATCGTTAAAAGAAGAGACTGGCAAAGCAAATTCTGGTGCAGCATTTGATGAAACTGAGACTATCAAGAGCATGCCACAGGCAGCAAGGGACGTGTTCGAGAAGATGAAGGCTCAGAAGGAAGCTGCTGAAGAGGAGGTTCGCAAAGCTAAAGAGGAGAAAGAAACCAATGATGCTATTGCGAAGGCAAAAGAACTCAAAGCAATTCCTATGGAACAGGACAAATTAGTAGGTATTATCAAAGGTGCTAATGCTGATGTTCTTGATTTGTTAACTGTAGTTAATGCTGCTATTGAGGGTACTGTACTTGATGAGGTTGGAAAGAGCCACACTGGTGGAAATGCAGGTGACGCTTGGGCAAAGATTGAGTCAAAAGCTGACACAATTGCTACACGTGATTCTGTAACAAAACAGAAGGCTATTTCAATTGCTATCAAAGAGAATCCTGAACTTTACAAGGAATATTTACGAGGAGGTGCAAACTAAATGAATGCTTATGAAATTCCTAATTTGCGTTTTAGTTTACCTGCTGGTGGCGCTGTAGCGAGATGCCGTTTCGTATCTGTAAATGCGGATGGTAAAGGTATTCAGGCAACAGCTGACACTCAGGTAATTGGTGCGTCAATGAACTTAGTTACTGCTGACGAGGTTGCAGCAGGTGACCGTATCGTTGAAATCGCTGATGGTATCGTTATGGTTGAAGCAGCTGGTGCTGTTACA